AAATTCGTCCAAGAATATGATGTTGAAAGTCATACCCCTGACTGCAGCAGCAGATGTAGATGCTGCCATAATCTTGGAACCGTTCTCCAGTTCTAAACTACCTTTATTCCATACAAGAATACCCTGTTGCATCCATTTGGGTAAATTCTCATAAGCAGTCTGGAGTCTTGCTAACAAGTCTCTGGCAGTTGCTGCCTTGTTTGCAAGAATACCAATATTAACATTATCATTAAACAACGCATAATGTAAAAGATATGACACAGACGTAGTAGACTTACCAGTCTGTCTAGGCATCATGCATATATTAAATCTATTCTGATGGAATCTATCAATTAACTTCTCTTGAAATGGCCACATATCAAAGGGAACTAAACCCTCATCAACGTTAACAATCTTTATATACTCTCTGGCAAAATAAATCGGATCAAGTTTACATTTAATAAACTCTTGAACTTGATCGTGACTAAATTCAATGTCAGTGTTGGCTTTCTTTAGATTAGGATTACCAAGATATACTTCAGGCATAATAATTAAACAGTTACGTCAGCACCAGCCCCCTGATTGACTGCTTGTCTTTTCTTCAGTAGAACCAGTTTCTTAATCATAGAAATCCTTTTCTCTGCTCCCTTTAACTTCTTCTTCTCTTTCTCTTCTTTTGCTTTTTCAGCAGCTGCCTTCTCATCTGCTTCATCCTCCTCAGGAGTTTTATATGGAGAAAGCATATCCTTCTGCTGTGCAGTACCAGACTTTGGTTTTTCTTCTTGCTCTGGTAATCTTACTACAGGTGATGTACTATCAATAGGATGCTCATAGTATGCATTTACTTTAGCACCAGGATAAACCTTTTGTATATTATCTTGTATATCTGCTCTAGTAGGCTTCTTTAATCCTGGAAAGAAAAATTGTATAGTATAATACTTGCCGCGCCATACTAATGACACGCACATATTCATACCATTCTGGCGTTGCATAGTAGAAGACATATCAAGGAAGTGTATCCTCCTTTTATTTATTCTCTTTCTTATTTTCTTCTAATTGATAATAGCGCAAGCGTTTCTTGAGCACAAGAACTTTTTCTTCAAGTTCTTTGTTCTCAATTTCTAGCCTTTCGTTTTCTTGTTGGTAGATGTGGATCATGCCTTCAAGTTTCAGGTTCTCGTTTTCTAAGTCCCAGTCCATAAGGCAGGAGACCTTGTGTGTAATTATTTACTCATTTTACACTCTCTTCATGTTCTTGGCAAGCCTTAGAGAAATCTGTTGCCATATTACCACCTATTTCTGCACCCTGTTCCATACCAAGGACGGTAGCAGCACCAGCGAGCACCCAACCAACATAAGGAATAGAGGCAAGACCAGAAGTACCAACAGCGGCACCGACGCTACCGCCGACAATCCGCCCTGTTTGTTCTCCTCCACCGGCCGCCTTGATACATTGTTCTTGGGCGGCAGACATCTTTGAACCTGATCTATTCGATAAGTGGAAAGACCCATCCATCGTGTATTCTTGCTTGGAATACACTTCTGCTTTTCCAAGTCCCAGAAAGCCCGCAGGACGTTGAACGTCCTTAGTCACCTCCATTACTTTAGGATCATTTGCACGATATTGAATACGATATCCATCCTTACCTGCTTCTACTTGATAAGATGTATAATCACCAATAGGTAAATTAAGTTGTGGGAACTGATTACGATTAGCAACCAGTCCTATTAAACCAATATGAGATAAACCCAGGATACCACCTAGGCTAAGGCCAATCCACTTGTTCATCCAACTCTTCCTCTATATCAGAGACTCGTTTGGAGATTCGGCGCTTGCGGCGCAGCAGGACCACCGACACCAGGAGTAGCACCAAGACTAGGCAAATCATTGGAACCAGTAGGGAGTCCACCGCCGATTCCACCAAGTGACCCAAGAGCTGCTTCAATAGCTTGTTGCTTGACGTTATCAACGATTGAATCTCTGTTGACAAATACAAATAGACCACTGCCAATAACGGCAAGAGATACAGCGCCAGACGCAAGAGCAATGACGTTAACAATTTTCTGACAGTTCATTTTACTATACTGTAGGTTTTACTGGGGGTTCTGGATCGATGCCACCTATTTTAATAGGTGCTTATTCAATTCTGATTATTTGAGCAGGTGCGGTTTGACTTGCTTTTTCGATAAGTCTTTCCATATCTGCTTTAGATACCTGACCAGGTGCTGCACCATTACCATTCATTTTCATGGTACCGTCACCTTTCTTACTGGCTGTCTGAATTCCGAAGCTAGCTAAAACTCCGGTAAACACAGATGCAATAAATGTCGGATCAATTTTCTGTTGAGGAATACCTGGGATAGCCACGTAATTTAAAGTTAAAATTCCTCCGGACCACACAAGTACACCCAATCTCACGAAAGTTGAGATGATTGCTGCTTGTTCTTCTTGGTCTGGAAGAATGGCGTCCTTAAGTTTCCCTAAACGACCCTTTTCTTTCTCTTTATGATCTTCTTCCTTAAGATCATCTTTCACTTCTTCAGACATTTAATTCTTAGTAAGTCAATCTATTTATCAGTTACGTATCCCAAATGCCCATCGTTTGATTTTATCATGTCTCTCTTTATCTGTCAAATCATCTTGAACTTTAGTATATTCCTTTGATGCTGCAACCATATCATCTATAGAATCTTCTCCATCAAGTTTAGTCTTAAGAGTCATCCTTGTAACAGGGACAACACCAAAAAATCTATTCCATTTATCCATTCCAGTCTCTGCTGGACCCTGAAAACCTTGATCTAAAAGATCAGAATCCCTAGGAAATAAGAAAGGAGTAAAATTGGCAACATGCGACCCATCTTGGTTGGTCGGTGCCTCTGATATAAACTGCTTAAAGGTCTTCATCCCAGTGCCAATACCATTCCTATTGACGCCTTATCAGATAACTTAACACCATCAGTTTGTTCAATTACTGCTGCTGTAATAGTATCTGTAGAAGGATCAAGAGTAATAGAACCAGTACCTACAGTCAATACACCAGTAATTCTTCCATCACCACCAACAACTAATTCAGTAGGTGAATAAGTAACTCCTGTACCTACAAGTAATCTTGTTCTAGCAGTGACAATACCAACAGAATCTATGTTGGTAACATCTTCATATGTAATTGTTCCGCCAGCAGATATATTTCCCGCTACAAATAAACTCTTAGCAATACCAACTCCACCAGAGAATTGTACAGCACCAGTTGATGAAGATGTTGATTCAGTTGTATCACTAAACGTAGCAACACCAGTGACTACTGTTCCTGTAGCAGTAACAATACCAACACTCATTCCAAGTGTTGATGAATTACCTTGTGTTAAAGTTTGATCGAGAGTCTCTGCAGCAGGACTAAGAGCAGTACTAGCAATACCTACCCATTTAGAATTATTTGCATCATAAATTAATAACTTATTATCACCAGTAGTCTGATCAAACTCAACATCATCCAAATCTTTTATGAATCCGGCACCACCGCCACCCATGGTTGATAGTTGGGTTTGGATTCTATTAATGAAAATCCTATAATGTTCTGCTAGATCTTTAAGAGTAGCAAACTTCTGATCCATAGGAGTTAATGGGTCTTGTCCAGAACCAACATCCTCTCCTTCATTAGGGGGTTCATTTAAAAGACCTTCTTGAAGCATTGAAAGATCTTTCTGCTTCAATTGTATATCATATACAAGAGCCTTAAGTTCAGTTAGGTTCTTAAGTTCCTTACGTATAGATTTTAAATCTTCTTCATAATACTTTGGTTTGGGTAAAGTCTTTATTCTTTCTGCAAGAGACTTAACCTCTTTATCCATATGGTCAGCAAGAGTATCTGTAGATTTAACAAATGTATCTTGCAAATTCTCTACAGTCTGCTTTGTTACTTCACTAAATGCATCAAACTTCTCACCAACTTTCTCATTAAATACTATCTCAAATTCTTTCTGATTTGCTTTAAGTTTCTTTTGTAAATTCCAAATAACATCAGATTGCTCTCTAAGTTGCTTAAAGATATCCTTTCTTACAGTATCAACTCTTTCATGAATAGTCTTAAAGTCAGTCTTTGTCTCAAACTGCTTGGTATCACTGTCTTCATGTATCTTATCTAATTCATTCTCAACTCTTGTTGCTAAGGTTGATATTGTATCTCTTACTCCTCTGAAATCTTCGTCGATGACATTGAATCCTTTTCCGACCCAGGCAAAGTCAGGTACCTCTGTGACTTTGTGGATCCATAAAGGTAATGATGGTATAGAGTTCTCAACTTTACTGATTGATTCTCGTAGTTCTTGTAACTCAGATTCATAGTATCTTACCTCAGGAACTATTGGAATTTCTTCCTTTACTTGTTGAATAGTAGCAGAGATTTGTTCTAATTCTGGTTCATAATCTTTAATCTCTGGTATCTCAGGGATCTCCTTACGGACATCATTAACCATCCGAACCAATTCACCCCATTGAGGTGCTTGGATAACATCTACAACTTCTATCTTAGGGTTACCATCAGCATCATCATAAATCTCTTCCTTTACTAATTCACCATCATCTAAAACCTTGTGTCCTTCAGGTATGGGTTTACACTTCTGTTCATCATTACAGAAGTATTCCCCTTCAGGACAACTCTTTTTCTCTTCTTCTAAGAACTGTGATATAGAAGGTAATTCAGGCTCGACAATAAACTCGTCTATCGACGGAAGATCAGCAATAGGAGTTTTATTAACCATAGAGTTATTTATTTTGTGCTTTGGTTGCATCTTTTAACATCTTTGCTAATTCATTAGTTGAACCAACAAACAATGCATTCGTTACATTAGTAGGTGACCTTTCTTTTTCCTCCTCAACTTCTTTAAGTTTCTTCTGCAGATCCATCAATTTATCGGTGGCATCTGAGACTGATTTGACGAGTTGTCCTGCAACTTCGTATGCTCTTGGCATTTCGCTTTCTTGAGCAAGTTC